TGGAGTTCGGCGCGGGCGGCCCCTATCCGCGCCTGGTGCTGGCCCGGCCCGAACCCGAGGACGTCGAGGCCCTGGCGCGCACGGCCGAGGCCGCGGCGCGGATGGGCCTGCGGGTGTCGAAGTCGGCCGTGATGAAGCGCCTGGGGCTGGACGAGGCGAAGTCCGACGACGACGTCCTGACCCTTGCCGCCCCCGCCTCCGGGGGTGAAACGGGCGCCGAAGGCAGCCCGGACGGCAGCGGCACCGACCCCCGGCGCCCGGATCGTGAAATTAAAAGGCAACGCGGCGTTTTTAAAAGGGGTCAGGCCCTTCTGCGGGGGTCGGTGGCCCTCCAGGCCGAAGGGGCTCCAGCGGCCCTCCCACGCGCGGTTTCCGCCGAGGACCTTCTGGCCGACCGGCTGGCCGTCGAGGCCGATCCGGGGATGGCCGCGCTGATCGGCCGGATCGAGGCGATGGTCGGGGCCGCCGGGTCGCTGGCCGAGCTGCGCGAGATGCTGCTGGCCGGGTTCCCGGCGCTTGATGCCGGGCCGCTGGCCGAGGCACTGGCGCTGGGTCTGCTGGGGGCAGACCTCGCCGGGCGGGTCGAGGTGCTGGCGGAGGACGACGCGGAGGACGGCGGGTGACCACCCCGGACCTTGCGGCGACCTTCCGCGCGCCGTTCCGGGCGCAGATCGCGGCGCTGCGGCTGCGGCTGGGCAACCGGTTGCCGACCGCGGTCTGGACCGACCTCGACCGCGCGGCGCATGAACGCGCCTTCACCGTGGCCGGGGCGCTCAAGGCCGACCTGCTGGCCGACCTGGCCGAGGCCGTCGGCCGCGCGATCGAGGAAGGCCGCGGGATCGAATGGTTCCGCACCGAGTTCCGCCGCATCGTCCAGGAGCGCGGCTGGTACGGCTGGACCGGCGAGGGCACCGCCAGGGGCGAGGCCTGGCGCACGAAGGTGATCTACCGCACCAACGTGCTGACCTCCTACGCCAGCGGCCGCATGGCGCAGCTGCGCGAGGCGGGCTACCGGTTCTGGATTTACCGGCACGGCGGCAGCATCGAGCCGCGCATCCAGCACCTCGGCTGGGACGGGCTGATCCTGGAGCCCGACCACCCGTTCTGGCGCACCCACGCGCCGCCGAACGGCTGGGGCTGCAAGTGCCGCATCCGCGGTGCCGACACCAAGGCCGGAGCCGTGCGCAAGGGCGGCAGGCCCGGTCTGGAGCCGCCGCCGGGATACAACACCCCCGACCCCCGCACCGGCGCGCCGCCCGGGATCGACAAGGGCTGGGACTACGCGGTCGGCGCCTCGGTCGCCGACGAGGTGGCGCAGATTGTCCGGCGGGCGCAGGCGCGGCTGCCGGCCTCTCTGGCCACGGACCTGGGCGATGCAACGCAAGCGCCCGCGGCTCTCGACGCGGCGATCATGGAGAGGGACCTGGCGACAATTCTGCCGGACTGGATCGACGCGATACGGCAGACCGCAGGAGCGGCGCCTGCACTGATCGGCGAGGCAGAGCGATTGGCGCTGGCCGCCTATACGGTGCCTAAGGGTTACCTGGCCCTGAACCGTGCGCTTCGTGGAGAGATCGCCGACGGGCTGGACCGTGCGGCATTCGGCCGATGGGAGACCGCCCTCCGCGCGGCGCTGGCGGGCCTGCCGAAAGCAGAGGGCACGGTCTGGCGCGGCATCGACGCGACACCCGACCTGCTGAACCGGTTCTCGGCGCTCCGGCCGGGTGCAGTTGTCGAGTTCCGCGCCTTTACCTCGACGGCCGCCAGCGAGGCGTCGGCGCTGGGGGGGGAGGTGCTTTTGGAATTGCGCGGGCGTTCCGGGCGCAGCATCGCACCTTTCAGTTTCATGCCGAAAGAGACCGAGGTTCTGTTCCGCCCGGGGACGCAGTTCCGCGTCGTCGACAGCCGCTCCGGCGAACGCAATGGCTATGAGGCGTTGATCATGGTATTGGAAGAGGTGACGCCGCTGGAAATAGGCGGCGCGGTGATCGAGAGGATGACGTCCCTTGCTGGCCTCGGCTGAGCGACCCCCCCCGTTCCTGACAGGCACGGACCAGCGGCATCGCTGGCAGCGGGCAGGGTATGACATCGATGCCGCGACTGCACGGTTTCGAGCATTCAAGGCAAGGCTTCCGTCGGTGACATCCGGTCTGGCGGCGGATGCGGCAATCCTTGCCTTCTGCGCCGGCGAGCAGGACCTCGCGCGTCAGCAGGGTGTTGCGGACACCGACCCGGATTTCTGGCGGATCGGCGCGGCCTCCAAGCACATTCTCTGGACCGCACCCCTGGACAGCGCGCCCCTGGCCTGACCGTCCGCCCGCGGAGGAGCGGCGATGATCAACCTCGAAATCAACGACGGCGGCCTTCTGGCGGCGATGGCGCGGCTGGAGGCCGGGGTCACGGACATGACCCCCGGCATGCTGCGGGTGGCGGATGTCCTGCGCGACGGGGCCGAGGACCGGGGCCAGCGCGGGGTGGACCCGGATGGCAACGCCTGGGCGCCGCGGTCGCCGGTGACGCTGGCGCGGTATCTGGCCGGCAACGGCAACGGCAGCTTTGGCGGGGTGCTCTACAAGACGGGCGAAATGCTGACGACGCTCGGCACCGACTATGGCCCTGACTTCGCGTCGGTCGGCTCAAACGCAATCCAGTCGGCAGTGATGCAGTTCGGCGCGGCGCAAGGCGCCTTTGGCCGGACGTCCCGCAACGGGCCGATCCCCTGGGGCAACATCCCCGCGCGGCCGTTTCTCGGCCTGTCGGACGACGACCGGCAGGGCATCATCCTGACCATCGACGAATACCTGGACATGCTGGCAGGCGACGGAACTGCCACCTGAAGCCCCGCTGAAAGCGGCCTTGAAACCCCCTTCAATGGCCGCTTGACCGAAGCCTGATCGGGCCTCAGGCTCGCAGCCGATCCCCCCGTTGACCGACCGGACGCCGCCTCCGCGCGGGTGCGCGGATGGAGTGGGCGGGTGCGCTGCGCGATGGTCGCGGCATGAACGCTGCCCCCAAACGCCCTGCGGCCCCGGTCCTCCTGTCTGCGCAGCCGATGCCCGTCGAGGGCGGCGTGGCGCCCGACGAGATCATGCTGCTGCCCGCCCCGCTGTCGCGCCTGACGACGGTCGACGGGCGCGGCCCCTGGCGGCTGTCCGACCCCGCGGCGCTGATCGCGCGGTCCATCGGTCTGCCGCGCAACGGCGGCAAGCTGCCGATCGACGTCAACCATTCGACCCAGAAGCTGGGCGAGATGGGCTTCGAGGCCCCGGCCCGCGGCTGGATCACCGGGCTTCTGGTCCGCGACGACGCGCTCTGGGCGCGCGTCGAATGGACCGAGGCCGGCCGCGCCATGGTCGCCGCCCGCGAATACCTGTCGATCTCGCCGGTGATCCTGCCCGACGCCAAGGGCGAGGTGCGCCAGGTCCTCGGCGCCTCGCTCACCAACGACCCGGCCCTCCTGGGCCTTGCCACCCTCACCACACGGGAGACCCTGATGGACGATCTTGCCGCCCGCCTTGCCGCAAGGCTGGGCAAACCCGCCGGAACCCCGGCCGAGGAACTGCTGACCGCCGTGCCCGATCCGCAGGCCGGCGTGCTGCTGACCGCGCTGCAGGCCGGTGTGGCCGAGCTGTGCACCGCGCTCGGCGTCACCGACATCGCCGCCGCGAAGGTGGCCGTCGACGCGCTGCGCGCCCGCACCGGCACGGTCGAAACCCTGACCGCCAAGGTCGCCGCGCTGGAGAAGCAGGCGGCCGACGCCTGGATGGCGGGCGAACTGGCCGCCAAGCGCGGCATCCCGGCCGACAAGCAGCCCGCGCTGATCGAGCTGTTCACCCGCGATCCGGCGCAGGCGCGGCACTACGCCTCGCTCTATCCGTCGCTCGGCCCGACCCACACCGCCCAGACCCCGCCCGCCGCGGGCGGCGAGGTGACGACGCTGACGGCCGAGCAGCTGCACAACGCCCGCCTGCTGGGCGTTTCCCCCGATGCATTCAAGAAGGCCCTCGCGGCCGAAGCCCAGAAGGAGACCTTCTGATGGTGGCCCTTGCCGCTGACCGCAACACGCCCCGCGCAGAGGGCGACGAACGCACCGGCACGCTGGGCGCCACCCAGGCCATCTTTGCCGGCGCGATCCTGATGCGCAACGCCGCGGGCGACCTGATCGAGGGAGCGACGGCGACCGGTGCCTTCGGGGTCGGTGTCGCCCAGGAGCGTCTGTCCTCCACCACCGCTGGCGTGACCCCGATCCGCTACCGGCCGGGGGTCTTCCGCTTCGCCAACTCCTCGGCCGGTGACCTGATCACCAAGGCCGACATCGGCGCCGCCTGCTTCATCGTCGACGACCAGACGGTGGCGCGGACCAACGGCACCAACACCCGGTCCCCCGCGGGCGCGGTCGACGGCGTGGACGCCCAGGGCGTCTGGGTCCGGTTCGACGAAGCGCTCACCCGCGCCCTCCTGTCGTAAGGAACCCTCGACATGCTCGTCAATGCCGCCAACCTCGACGCACAGCGCGTTGCCTTCTCGGCCCTCTACCAGCAGGGCCTGGGCCAGGCCTCGTCCGACTACGCCCGCATCACCACCGTCGTGCCGGCCTCCACCAAGGAGCAGAAGTACGGCTGGCTGGGCAAGCTGCCGGCGGTCCGCGAATGGGTCGGCCCGCGCGCCCTGCAGAACCTGATGCAGCACGACTATGCCATCAAGGAGAAGGCGCTCGAACTGACGGTCCCGGTCGACAAGGACGACATCGAGACCGACAACCTCGGCATCTACGCGCCCATGTTCACCGAGATGGGCATGGCGACCGGGGCGGAATGGGACCGTATGGTCTTTGCCCAGCTGGCTGCGGGCTTCACCACCAACTGCTATGACAACCAGTTCTTCTTCGACACCGACCACCCCGTGCTGGACGCGAACGGCAACGTCACCCAGGTGGCCAACACCGACGGCGGCTCGGGGACGCCCTGGTTCCTGCTCGACGTCAGCCGGTCGGTGAAGCCGATCCTGCTGCAGAAGCGCAAGGATTTCATGTTCACGGCGCTGGACCGGGTCACCGACCAGAACGTGTTCATGAACAAGGAGTTCATCTACGGCGCCGACGCCAGGGCGAACACCGGCTACGGCTTCTGGCAGATGGCCTGGGGGTCCAAGCAGACCCTGAACGCCGCCAACTACGGCATCGCCCGCGCGGCGCTGTCGGGGATGAAGGGCGACTACGGCCGCCCGCTGGGCATCCGGCCCAACCTGCTCGTCGTGCCGCCGTCGCTCGAAAGCGCGGCGCGCAAGCTCCTCAACTCGGAATACGCCACCGGCGGCGAGACCAACGAGTGGAAGGGCACGGCCGAGCTGCTCGTCACGCCCTGGCTCGCCTGACGGCGGCCGGTTCCAGCAGAGGGGGCGGTCCCGGACAGGCCGCCGCCCCCTTCCTCGAACCGACCGGAGAAACCGAGATGGCCAAGCAGCCGAAACCCGACGCCCAGGCGG